ATAACTTACCATACGACATTCTACGGAGAATGTCAAGCACTTTTTTTAATAAAAAGCAAAAAAAATAATCCTTGACTTTCAATGCTATATACGATATAATAAAACTTATACGATGAGGCAAACTATGATTTTAAACAAAGAAGACGCACTATATGCTGCGAATGTCTTTACGGAGTTCTTTGCAAACTTTGACCGTATTGACGATTATATGCGAACAATCAAGTTGGAACGCATGGGTGGGTTCAATGCACTGCCAGGCATGGGGCCTGAAGAGGATATCTTCAACAAGTTCGATATGCATCCCAAAGATATGGAGTTCTCTGTGTATCAACCCACACAATCAGAGTTTATGCAATATATGGAGATTACCACATCTGCACCCTGTGAGTCAAGTATTCCAGGCAAACAACTCTGTTGGATTGTTCGTGAGAAGAATACAGGTATGGTTGTAGGTATGATTCGTTTTGGTTCTCCTGTCATTAACTCTCGTCCTCGTAACCTCTGGCTGGGTAAACCACTGGACACTCTCAATCCTGAAATAATGAGACGTTTCAACCAATCAGTAATCATGGGGTTCAACATCGTTCCAACCCAACCATTTGGTTTCAACTATTTGGGTGGTAAATTGCTTGCTGCTATCTGTTGTTCACACTATTCACGAGAAACTGTGAACAAGAAGTATGATGCGAACATCTGTATGTTTGAAACTACATCTCTCTATGGGTCAACTAAGTCTTCATCTCAGTATGACGGTATGAAGCCGTTTTTGAGACATAATGGTCTGACAGACTCTAACTTTGCACCATTAATCAATGATGACAAGTATCGCCGTCTCATGACATTCTTTACTGAACGTAATGATGGTAAGTCTATCGTTGACCCACAGGCATCATCTAAAAAACTAAAAGCTCAAACTAAGATGGTAAGTATAATCAAGAACTCTCTCAAGAGTGTCGATGAGTCTGCATATAAAAAGTTCTGTCAGGCCTTCCTTGATGCAAAGGGACTTACTGAACAGAAACGTTCCTACTTCTCTACCTATGGATATGAGAATGTGCAACAGTATCTCAACCTTGAGACTGACACACTGGTCAAGAAAGAAAACTATGACCGTTTCAGTCTTGAGGGTGTGATAGAGTGGTGGCGTAACAAGGCATCCACTCGATACGAGACTCTAAAGAATGACAATCGTCTCAGAACAGAGGTGGAGTCTTGGAATGTTAATGCAGAAAAAATCGACATTATTCGATAAAAAACGCTTGACATTTTTTTCATAGTTTGATATATTATAAAGACTGGTCAAGTCATATTGTTTGAAGACCAGAGTAAAGCGTGCAAGACACAGTGAAGTGTAGCACAAATTATAGGAATATAAGTATGTCTAAATCAGATTTAGAAACATTGATGAGTGGGGACACATCAGTAATAAACCCCAACGGCCGTATTAATTTCACATTGAAAGATTTGTTGATGTTGACAACAAGTGGTCTTATTAATTTGAGTCCTGAAGAATATCAACGTTATTTTCGTGCAACATTAAAATTTTCACAACAATTAATAAAAACAATTTTCATTCCTAAAATTATTATTCCTGAGATGACGCTTCGTTTTGGTTGTGATATTCCACGAGACTATAAGTGCGAAGTAATGGATGGTCAACAACGTTCTACAAGTTGTAAACTTTTCTATGAGAATGGATTTCCTCTTCCTAATGATGAAGAACTTGCATGTGTTAGTTTTGATGATAATGATGAATTCACATATGACCTTCGTGGAAAGTATTTCAAACAACTTCCTAAAGTTGCAAGAAAACATTTTGAAAATTATGTTCTGACTGCACAAACTTATGTAGATATTAGTAGCGTTGAAGCTGGAGAATTATTCGTAAATATTCTTAATAATGTAACAAAACTTGAGGCCCAAGAAAAACGTCAGGCGATTTCTTCACCGATGTCACGTTTTGTTCAAGAGAAATCACGTTTCAAATCTTATCCAGTATTTAAGACGAAGGATAAGAATGACATGGTATTGAAATATCTGATTAAGGCTAAACACGAGAAACTCGATATTGATAAACACCTTGCCGAACTTATTTACATGACAACAACAGATGATTACAAGACTAAAGGAGTCACCAATAAGTGTATGGATAATTTTTATATCAGTCATGCAGCGAGAAAAGAAAAAAAATTCAATTCTCGTCACATTGATACACTTATGCGTTTCGGAAACCAAGCATTGCGAGGAGTTCCTCAAGCGCAACAGATGATTACACCAAAGTTATTTCGTAATTTCTGTGTTATTGTTTCTGAACATATCAAGGAAAAAATTAGTCTTAACCCGATTAATTTCATGAATGTTTATGTCCAAGCAGTTGAAAATCTTTCTGATAAAAGTTTACGGGCTAAAGACTTGTATAAAACACCATTCCAATTTAAATTGGGTGGAACTACAGTGACAGATACCGTTGATGCGTTGAATATGTTGCGAAACGAGATGACAAAAATTGGTTATGAATTTACTGAACTTGATAGTGAACGCACATTTAGTCGTGATGTTGTGAGAAAAGCGTATTATGAACAAGATGGTAAATGTAATATCTGTAGTGAAGAAATGCCTGAATTTGGTGAAGATATTCATGGTGACCATATTCTTCTTTATAAAGATGGCAATCCAACGATAGATGAAAATTGCGCTGCTGTTCACGCATCATGTAATTTTCGTAAAAGTGCTTGACAAAAAAAGAGGGGAGACCGAAGTCTCCCCTTAAAAATATGTGGTAGGTTATCCCTACTCTTATTTTTATATACCGACTTAGGTAAGAATGTTTCTTACACCAAAGATACGATAGTATTGGTTTGTTTTGACAGCAGCCAAACCATTTGAAGGTGTAGCACCTACGAATGGGTTTGACACCATACCGTAACGAGTTTTAAACCCGATACGAGGTTGGAAGTCATTTTCACCAACAGCTTTGACCATTTGCAATGGAACATATGGGCAGTAGAAGACACCAGCGTCATAAGCGTTTGTGCCTTTATAACCTACGTTTACATAATCGTTCTGTGCATATGGGTCAATATAAACACGAATACGACCATTGAGTGTTCCGGCAAAGGTGTTACCTGTGTCGTCCACTGCGAGGTTTGTATTCAGAGCAGGTGTATAATCTAAGTTACCTGCACTCACGAGAGCAGTAGCAACGTCTGAAGAGACGATGATTACGTTACCCTTACCACGGCGTGTTTCTTTAGCAATGATGTTTGCTTCACGGTCAATCTGCACGATGAGACCTTTGAACTTCTCAACACTCCAACGACCATCCGCATCACTTGAAAGGTTAAAGATACCATTCTGTGCTGTGTTTGCTTGTTGTGCGCCAGTTTTGGCTTGTGTGTTGATTGTTCTGATAACTTCACGGTTGATTTCAGCCAAAATTTCTGTTGACAAGATGTTTGCCAATTCAGTTTCAGCGTCAAGTCCGTGAATTGCTTTCAGGTCTTGTGCGAGTTCGATGGTATATTCTGCTTTCAGCGCACGAGACTTGGCAGTCACAGTTTGCTTCTCAATGGTGAAACCCATTTCGTTGAAAGAAGAACCGCCGTCACCGAGGTCTTCAGCAGATGTTGTTGGCATACCACCAGCGAAGATGCCAGTTGTTCTGTCACCTTCAGAGTCGATAAGACCATTAGCAGAATCAAAACCAGATGGGTTATCTGAGTCATGAGTTCCACCTGAGTCACCTGAGAAACGTGTCTCGGCTTCGTTGAAGAGAGCTTCACGAGCTCCAGTTGTGCCAGAACCGTAACGTGATTTCATCGCAAAGATGAGACCAGTTGGGCCTGTCATTGGTTGAACACCACACACATCATAGGCGATGAGGTTAGGCATTGCACGGCGAACCAGTGAAATTAATACTGGGTCAAAGTTAGCAACGGAGCTTGTATTGTTTGCAGAAACCTCTGTCAAAAAGCCTGCGGATGCAGATGCTTCTTCACGAAGAGCTTTCTCTTGGTTTTCCAATACAGCAGCCGTCACTGCTTTACGGTGATAATCAGAGATTTCACCAGCAGAAGTTTCATCCAGAACTGGACTCCACTTCTCAATCAAAGTGTCATAGGATACTTGCATTTTTCTTTTCCTTATTTGACGGTTTTACGGATTGCCTGAACGTATTTGTCCATAGAGTCAGATATTTCGACAGTGTTGTCAGTAGTATCTTCATCAAGGATTTCTTCGTCAGACGTTACTTGTTTTGTGAAGTATGACTCTTTTACAGTTTCAACTTTTTCAGCAAATTTCTCTTCACTGTCAAAATCAATATCTGCAAGGAGTGTTTTTAACTTCTCGACCTGAGTGTCTGCAAGGTCACGAGAGTTTTCACGAATGATTGACTCTCTTTTATACTCTTCCAGTTCACCAGTAGTGTCGATGACTTTCTGAGTAGTATCGTTGAGTTTAGTCTCAAGTTCTTCTACTTGTTCAGCAAGTTCATCTACTAGGTCAACTTTGGATTCTGGAACTTCAATGTAAGACTCCGTGAAGAGGTCTTTCAGTGAGGTCATAAAGTTTTCAGCAATTTCAGTGCGGAGACCGCTTTCGATTGCAACTTTATTTTCTTCCATCCAAGTTTCAACTACATAGTTAAGGTAGTTATCAACTTTCTCAACGAGCTCGGACTTAGTTTGTTCGATTTCGCTTGAAAGTTCTTCTTGATACTGTTCTTCTAAACGGTCTACTTCTTCAGACAATTTAGATTTTAGAGCAGTTTCAAACAACACAGCAGTTTTAGCTTTAAACTCATCACTGAGTGTAGCTTCAGACTCGACTAGTGCATCGAGTTCGGTTGCAGTGTCAACACTGGTTTCAGCGATGACTTCATCTTCTTCCATGTCTACCGACTCTTTATGATATGATTGATACATGCCTTCCACGTCTGCTTTAGACATGCCGTTCATCTTATTGAACATAGCGCTAATCATTCCTGCTTTTGTTTTAGGCTTCTTTTC